ATGCTAATTGCAACGGATACACTAGACCGCATCTTTTTAAAAGACGAATACAAACTGCGCAATATAGATGCGTCAGGAATTTTAGTATTTGATCTTTATGACAATGGAAAAATTGGTATCTATCAAGCAAGTGATATTGAAGAAACAAACCTTGCTTTCGAACAAATTGATGATTCTGTGGAATTGGATTTAGATGAGGCAATCCTAGCTTTTGAACAAATTGCAAAATTATTAAAGGAGGCACAAAAGAATGGCAACTCTTTACCAACTCAGCGAGTCATATATCAAAGTCCTGGAACTGGCAGAACAATTGGATGAAGAAATTCTTCGCGATACTCTCGATTCGATTAATGAAGCGATCGAGTATAAGGCAGAAAACTTAGCAAAAATAGTTAAAGAAGTAGAAGGGAAAGCTGAGTTAATCGATAGTGAAATTAAACGTCTGCAGGAACGTAAGACATCGCTTTTGAACAATGCTAAGAGTATCAAGCACTATTTACAAGAGGAAATGGAAAAGACTGGTAAAACGAAGATTAAAGGTGAATTATTCAACATTGGAATTCAAAATAATCCAGTATCGGTCAATGTAATCAATGAGAACTTAATTCCAAAAGGATTCTTTACCCCTGTGCCTCCCAAATTGGATAAAAAGCAATTGAAGGAGGAACTGAAGCACGGAGATATTCCTGGTGCTGAACTCGTCCAAACAAAAGGTTTGAGGATAAGATGATGAAGGAGGAGAAATAATGGAACACGAAAACGTAAAAGACGCTTTGAAAGCTGCTATCGAAATCGCGGAAGCTAAAGGAATAAAGGTTGACGGCAAACCAGCAACTGTCCATGACATTCAAAATTTGACGAAAGAACATCTTTATTTTATCGCCGACTTGCTTGGTTTGTCGGAATTGTATTTAGACAAATAACCCCACACGGAAGGAGTGGCTAGGGTGGTTGTATTACAAGTAATAGTCTGCGTAACATTCATTTGGTCGTGCATACCGGTTTGTATATATATCATGAAGAAGCTTCGCCCTGAGTCTTACAAATTATACGCAATTTACAGCATAACAGTAGCTCTTGCATTTACATTGTTTGCAATTTCTAGGCTTCCGTTTTAATCGTGGGAATGAATTTTTAATGAACTAAATTATCTATAAAGCAAAAAAAGGAGAAACAACATTGAAAAACAAACTAGCAAAAACAACAGCAATCATCGGACTAGCACTAGGTAGCGGCGTTATCGGCTACGCAGCAAGCAATGCGTTTCAAGATTTGGACACGATCAAAGCAAATTTCAACACAGTCCTACAATACGGTCAAACGAAATCGCAACGTGTGTCAGAACTTGAATCACAGCTATCCAACAACACTCGCACACAGGAGCAGCTGAAAGCCGAAATTGAGCAAATCAAATCGGACAAGCAGAAGGAAATTGAAGCCAAGCAACGAGAAATCGAACAAAAGCAACAGGAGATCGCTACAAAGCAACAGGAAGCCGATAGCTTGCGCCAACAACTATCCACAGTGCAAAACGACAAGGAGCAGTTAGAACAGCGCGTGAGCGAGTTACGGCAGTATACGGATCAAAAGGTAGGGGAGTTGGGGAAATGAAAGAGTTGACTATTTATGACCCAAATATTTCATGGGCTAAACACACAATTAAAGTTTCTTTTATGATTTGGGGTTACAAAGGATATGTTACTTACAAAGTGGGCGGTAACACTAAGGGTTTATCATTAATAGCTATTGATTCAGATGATCTATATGATGCTAATTTCGAGGATAACCCAGTTAATTTCCGTGACCTTGATGAAGATTGGTTCTCTATGGAACTTACTAACGATAAAGGCGACAGTACACTTGTAGAAGATGAATTCGACAGACTAGGTGATTATATTGTCGGTGTTGAAATTATTGCGCACGAACCAGAGTAGGAGAGTGAATACAAAATGATTAAAAGAATCACTATATCAGTTGAAGAAGATAGTGGATCAACAATGCAGCATACCGACAATCGAAAAACTTTTTTAACCAATAGAAAGGAGAATTTTGATGCAGATTAAGAAGGCGACGGATATCGAACAAACCAAGGGAACATATTTGATCTACGGTGCTCCAGGAAAAGGTAAAACTTCAACGGCTAAATATTTTCCAGGGAAAACACTGATCCTTGATATTGATCGGACTTCAAAAGTCCTTAGAGGTGAGAAAAATGTCGATATCGTATATATCGACAACGAAGATACCTGGAACGACTGGGGCAACACGTTGGCTGATTTAACTACCAATTATGTAGGTGTTTATGACAACGTGGTTGTCGATAATGTCAGCGAATTGGAACGGTGTATTCTGTCCAGTTTAGGCGCAGAAGGAAAAAACAACGGCGTTCCTTCGCAAGGCGATTATCAATATATGCAATTTAGAATGGTGAACAGCCTACGCTATATGAAAAATTTAGACAGCAACCTTATCTGGACCGCATGGGAAGAAATCGATTTGTGGACGGATTCGGATGGATCTTCTTACAACATCGCTTTGCCGCAGATCAATCGAAAGATTCGAAACAATATTTTGGGATTATGTGACGTTGTTGGTCGATTGATGGTAAAGGAAGACGATGAACGCGGATTTATTTTACAAGCCACAGATTCAACCTATGCCAAAAATCAATTGGATAATAGATCTGGCTGTAAGCAAAGTGAGCTGATTTTAGATGGAATTGTACGACTACCAGAATGATTTAGTCGATCGTGCAAGACAAGCCTATGTTGATGGTTACAAGGCACCATGTATCGTATCACCGTGCGGTTCTGGAAAATCAGTCATGGTTGCAGAGATCGCTAAACGAACCACACGAAAAGGCAACAGAGTGTTGTTCTTGGTCCATCGTCGTGAATTGATTGATCAGATCAAAGATACGTTTCAAAAGATGGGCGTAGATAATCAGCTTGTAAATTTCGGCATGGTTCAAACAGTCGTACGACATCTTAAAACCATCAAGAAACCACAACTGATCATCACTGACGAAAACCATCACGGGTTAGCAGCGTCCTACAGAAAAATCTATGAGTATTATTCGGACGTTCCGCGATTAGGTTTTACCGCGACACCCATCCGGTTAAACGGTAGTGGGTTGGGGGATGTGAACGACTTGCTAATTGAAGGAGTATCGGCTAAATGGTTGATTGAGAATCATAGATTAGCTCCTTATGAATATTATGCACCTAAATTGATCGATACAGCCGAATTAAAGAAAGCTTCGACTGGAGATTTTACAAAGAAATCAATGGATAAGGCAGTGAAGAATACTATTTATGGCGACGTGTTGAAACATTATAAAACGTTAGCAGAAGGTGAACAGGCAATAGCATACTGTCACAGTATCGATGCAAGTAAACACACTGCTGAAATATTCAACGATGCTGGTTATAAAGCAACACATATCGATGCAAAAACTCCAAAAGATGAACGTGCAGATATTATCGAAGCGTTCAGAAATCATGAAATTAAAATCCTATGCAATGTTGATTTGATCGGAGAAGGGTTTGATGTTCCTGATTGTTCGACTGTAATTATGTTGAGACCTACTCAATCGTTATCATTGTACATTCAGCAATCGATGAGGGGGATGCGTTACCGACCAGATAAAACGTCAATCATCATTGACCATGTGGGTAATGTGAACCGTTTTGGATTGCCTGATATGGATCGTGAATGGAGTTTAGATACAAAAAAGAAAACAAAAACTGATAGTGATTTATCTATCGTTCAATGCGCGTTTTGTTTTGGTGCTTACGAACGGCCAAAAGGCGATAATATTTGTCCGTATTGCGGAGAGTTGCAGCCGATTGAAGAACGAAAGTCAGAGTTAGAAATCGATGAATCGGCTGAATTAATGAAAGTCGGAGAAACGAAAATTACTTTGAATTTTGAGAACAATAAATATTACAACATGACGGAAGATGAAGCAGAAAGTATAGAGGACTTATATGCCATAGCAAGAGCTAAAGGATTTAAACCTGGTTGGGCTTATATGGCTGCTAAGAGGAAGGGGTGGTTGTAGGAATGGGCGGTATTTTTGGTAAAAAAGCAGAAGATGTTCAAGGTTCAATAATAAATGGCGTAACAATAATAGGTGATACTGGAAAAAGAGATAGTTCAGGCAATCAAATTGTAATCGCTAGAAATAAAAATAACGAAGTTTTTGAATCTTCTCTATCTAATATAAAAAGAGGTGTTGTTAACGGGACAGGCGAAGAGAGTGGCTACGTTAATTTAAAAAAAGCTAATGAAAAATACCATGTTGAAGGAACTTACGTTAAGGCTTTGTCTGTCGGTGGAACAAAAGGCGTTAATTGGGATAAACGAAGAAATAAATGGAAAGCACGATTATATTTCAAAGGAGAATATGTCTTACAAAAGGATTTCAACACCAAAGAAGAAGCAATCCAAGCACGACTTGCAGCAGAAGAAAAATATTTCAAACCTATCTTAGAAAAATATGAAAATAAAAAGGAGAATGATTAACATGACAGGATTTAACTTAGACTTTTCAAAAGCGCAACAAGGGAACGAAATCAAAGACGGTACGTACGAAGTGGTCGTAAACAAAGCTGTAGAAAATGCAACTAAATCAGGCGCAGAATTTATCGATATCGATTTGATCGTTCGTAACGATGTGGATCAACCGTTCCAAAATAAACACATTTTCGCAAAAATCTGGAAAGCCAAAGCTACCGGCAAATATAACGAAGGTATGATCATGGCAATTGCACAAGCGCTACAGTTGGAAGACGGAAAATCATATAACGGGTTTGATGAATTGCTGGCGGACTTTGTTTTGAAAACCGCCTCAGTACGCGTGAAAACTGAAGAGTCAAATGGATATAAAAACGTCAATGTGAAGTCTTGGGATAAAACGAACACACGGGGCGTAATGAATCACCAATTCAAAAATGGTGATGAACCATCCTTCGGACCGGAACGTTCAAGAGCGACAACGGTTAGAAATGACAATCTTCCATTTTAATTGAGGTGTAATCAATGTATGAAAAAATTCCAAAAGAGCTTAAAAATCTCAAACAATGGTGTGTTTATAAGCTAGTTTGGGATGAAAAGCGGCAGAAGCACACGAAGATCCCTTATAACGCCAACAACGGGCATAAAGCCAAATCCAATGACGAGAGTACCTGGTCTGATTTTCAGACCGCTCTCGCTGCTATTGATCACTACGGAATGAGTGGACTGGGGTTCTTTTTCAAACCACCTTATTTCGGCATTGATATCGATAATGCTGAAGGTGAAGTTGAGCGATTTAAATCAGGTGATATAGAAGAAAATATTATCTATGAATTTATCGAAAGCATGAGATCCTATGCTGAGTATTCTCAATCAGGTACTGGCATCCACATTATTGCTCGCGGAGAATTGCCCGGCGGAAGACGCAGGAAAGGTGACGTAGAAATGTACCAGAACGGCCGATTCTTCGTTATGACTGGAAATGCCGCATCAAAATATTTAGAAATAACTGAGCCGAATCCAAAGGATATCAAACGCCTATATGATCGCTACGTTGGAGATGAAAAAATCATCCAATTCAAAGAAGAAAATCCGCTGATGAATACCGTTGATTTACCGGTTGAAGAAATTATCAAACGTGCTGAATCGTCTTCCCAAGGGGCAAGATTCAAAGTCTTTATGAACGGCGGTTGGGAAGCTTTTTATTCCTCGCAATCCGAAGCGGATATGGCGTTCGCCAACGACTTGGCTTTTTGGACCGGTAGAGACTTTGAAAAAATGGATGAGATTTTCAGAGCGTCTGCAATGATCCGTAGCAAATATGACCAAAAAAGGGGATCGGCAACTTACGGAGAATCTCTACTAAATAAGGCAATTGCTGATACAAATTCCGTCTACAACCCCAAACGGAAATCTGATTTTAAGATTTTTATCAAAGACCAGGAACAGCCAAAAGAGGAAAAATACTATTCGTACGACGACACCGGCAACGCGGATCGGTTTACTGATATCTACGGAACGTTAGTCAAATATTCGTACATTGATAAATCTTGGTATTACTACGATGGGAAAGTTTGGCTACAGGACAATACCGGCGAAGTTCGGAAAATGATCGATACGACAGTAGACATCATGGGAAAAGAACCGTTAACGATCCCTGAAGGCGCAGACGATGAAACCAAAGAAGCTTTGATGAAAGCGAAAGAAAAACACGTCAAGCGTTCTCGCAGCAATGCCGGAAAAAACGCTATGATGGACGAATTGAAACATCGACTATCCGTATTGCCGGAAGAGTTCGACAAAGATAAAACGCTGTTCAACACACAAAGCGGCTATCTGTCTTTGCATGACGGTCTTCTACACGAGCATGAGATAGACAAAATGTTTACACGTGTTTCAAATGTCGAGTACACAGAATCGGTCGATTGTCCTATGTGGGAAGAATTTATTAATCAGATTTTTGACAATGATCAAGAATTAATCAGATATATCCAGAAATGTGTCGGATATTCCCTGACCGGATCTACCAGAGAGCAATGTATGTTCATCCTCTACGGTCATGGGTCAAATGGAAAGTCGGTATTTTTGGAAATTATTTCTGAATTGATGGGAAACTATGCGATGACTATGCAGGCACAAACGATCATGGTCAAGCAAAGCCAATCATCAGCAAACAGTGATATTGCACGATTGAAAGGTGCGCGGTTGGTCACTTCGTCAGAACCGAATGAAGGCGTCCGACTGGACGAAGGTCTGGTCAAACAATTGACTGGTGGTGATAAAGTCACGGCTCGGCACCTTTATGGAAAAGAATTCGAGTTCGAACCTGAATTCAAGTTGTGGCTGGCAACGAACCACAAGCCCATCATCCGTGGGACCGATGACGGCATCTGGCGACGGTTAAATTTAATTCCATTCACTGTCCAAATCCCGGATCACAAAAAGGATAAAAATCTGAAATTTAAATTGCAGACGGAGTTGCAAGGGATCCTTAAATGGGCAATCGATGGTTGCCTGTTGTGGCAGAGAGAGGGCTTGGAGAAACCAAAGTCGGTTGTTGCAGCGAGTCAGGATTATCGAAACGAAATGGATCAAATAGGTACATTTATCGAAACGTGTTGCGAAACAGGTCCAGGACTAAAAATATCAGGCGGAGAATTATACAAAGTTTATCGTGAATGGGCATCAGATAATGGCGAGCATACTTTCACTAACACGAAGTTTGGCAGAGAGATTTCAAAGAAATATAGCAAAGAAAAAGCTGGTGGATTTATGGTTTATAAAGGAATCACATTAAAACCAAGAAAATACGATAACGTTAGAGAACTTTTTAAATAAATCTGGAGGGTTCTGGAGGGTTGAGAACGAAACCCTCCAACCCTTAGAAACGTTGATATATCAGTATTTATATTATATTTTTCTTTCTTTCTGGAGGGTTTTAAAAAAATAATAAAGTATTAAAGTAAAAAATAAAAAGTAAATTATATAAAAAAGAATAGGTTTTTGGGTCTGACCCTCCAAACTCTCCACCAAAATCTTCCTAAATGCTTTGATACCAACGATTAAACAGTCTGGAGGGTTACATTGAAATCAGAACATCAAATACAAGACGAGATCAGAATTGCCTTATCAAAACATGGTTGCACGATTTTTCGATCCAATGCGGGACAAGTGACAACGATCGAAGGGCGGCAATTTTACGGGATGCCAAAAGGGTTCCCAGATCTATGTGGACATCGTAATTCTGATGGGAAAGCAATTTATATAGAAGTAAAAAATGAACGCGGTAAGTTGCGTGAAGATCAAAAAAGGTTTGCTGAATTTTTAAACGGTCAACCTGTACTATACGGTGTTGCACGATCAGTGGAAGAAGCATTGAAAATTGTGGAGGAATCATCATGACAACAGAAGAAGTGATTCAAATGCGTATTCGAAGCCTTCAGCGTGAGATTGACGATCTGGAACGGACAAAGGCAGTGATGGTCAATGAAACGGCGAGGAAGGCAATCGATTTGCACATAGAGAATTTAAGAAGGGAAATCCATCGATTGGAGGAATGAGCGTGGATAAGAAAGCAGCAATGAAACGAATCATCGAACTGACACATTCTGAGAATTGGCAAGAAGACAAAGAAATAGTTGCAGAAGTCCAAAAGCTCGGTAAATCAATGTGGAGTGAAAAAACCAAACGGAGAACACCGAGAAAAATTGCAATCTGGCATGGTGACCGAATTCTAGTAACAGGTACTGCTGAACAGTTATCTGAAATTACTGGATTAAGCAAAAACATTATCTGGGATAGAGCTAAACGCGAGAACGTTGATTCGAAAGGTCGTCAATTTAAACATTGGGAGAAGAAATAATGGAGGAACTAATCACAAAAGTAGAGCAGTGGGCAAAAGATAAGGGATTGGATCAAGCTGATTCCAGCAAGCAAATGTTAAAAACGATCGAAGAGATTGGGGAAGTTGCCGCTTCTCTAGCTAGAAAAGATGAATATGGTTTAAGAGACGGAATTGGAGACGTAGTAGTAACCTTGATTATTTTAGCTATGCAAAATGATATGGATTTGTACGAGTGTCTGAACCAAGCATACAACGAAATCAAAGGACGCACAGGAAAAATGGTAGATGGTGTATTCGTGAAGTCGAGTGATTTGGAGGACAGCGATGAATAAAAAAGTATTAATTGATAAACAAGCATTGATTGATGAATTAATGAAAATACCTGGTGTGGGATCTAATAGTGACGCTTTAGAAACGATTAAACGTTTCCCATCGTATGAACCGCAGAAGCCAGTTGTGCCTAAGTTTGTGGCGGAACTACTCGACTATTATCGTCAGTCAACAGATGTTGATTTATTAGCTTTATTGATAACTTTCCATGATTGGTATTATCGCAAAACTAAAGACGGTGAGCATGAAGAAGCAATTGATTGGCTAGTTGATCATCCTGAAATTTATATGCGTGCATGGCTGTTTGGCTACGAGCTCGAGAAAGAGCCGTTGTATTGCGTAATAATCAATGGTAGATATCTTGTCAAAGTATTCAGCAATACAAACGTTGTCATATTAGTTCCAGCAGATGAATTTTCACAGTACGTTACTCAAAAATTTCAATTAACTGAAAAACAAATCAAAGCAATTGATGAAAGATACTGGCCGTTTGCTGTGCCAGTGGATGAGGTGGTAGAAGGATGAGCGACCCATACATTACTAAATTAGAAAAGTTGTCCGAAGATTTTGAGAAGAATAAAAATAAACTAACTAAAGATAAACTTATAGAACTGGTTAGGTTGGTTATCAGAGGAGCTATTACAAGAGAAAAGGCGCAGCAAAACATAGAAATTTTTGCTCGTAGTGTCCGAGATGGATTAGAGAAGAAAGTTAAACAAAATGAACAACAGACACCGCCGAGTAGCAAAATTAAAGAATCAGGAAGTGAATGTAGCGAAGGAGGAATAATATGAACTTATTAATTACACTTATTGTTATGGTCATTACAAATGTAATTTTTTATAGATGGTATACAAGCGAACTAACGAAGGAACTCAAAAAAATAGAGGATAGAGTAGATAAAAAGCTACTCATCCTCATTAGAAAAAATCATTGAGCAAAATTGTTGTCCCAATGCAGTAATTTTTATCGAACCTCGTATACATCTAATATCAAACTCAGTATCTTTAAACAATGGATCTTGTTTATATCTTTCTTCTATTGATTCTGTAATTGATTTGTAAAATTGTGAACTTTCAAATTGGTTGTAAATGTCAATATTTTTTTCACTTGTAAGTCCAATCTGTGGTCTAATTTCAATTAAACCATAAGATTGAAGTGTTTCTATAGTGGGGTTTGCGCTATCGGGATTTAAAGGATCAAATAGAATCAAATCATTAACAAGCGTGATTCCATTGCCATCCCTTTTTTCTACTCTGAGAGAAACTGTAGGCAGCACAGGGTTTAAATAAATTTTAGATAATAAATAAGCATCTGTGGTAGTTAATTCTGAAAGAATAGTTGAAAACCTTGGGGAAGCATTTGAATTTTTTCGATTATCAATTAAACCGGCCAATAAGTTAGCAAAATACTCACGCATATCTTCTTCTTCGATTTGGTATCGTGAATCTTCCATTGTTTTAAGAGCAAGTCCAAATTTTGATGTATCACGATTTTCATCAGGTATACTTTCAGTTTTAGTATTGATTTTATTGACAAAATCTTGATAGGATTTTTCGCTCGTTACATTAAGTCTCCGAAGAGGGCCCATTACGTAGTTAACTATACCCCCAAGACCCTCACCAATAGATTTTGTTGCAGGCCCTAAAGTATTGACAATCAATTCTTTAGGAATAAGTTCGATATTAATAAGGGAACCTTTTTTCATCTGACATATTACCATCTCCTTTTTAATAAAAGTATACCAAAAAAACATCAAATTTTTAATTTATTATGGAGGAATTAGAATGAACAACAGACACCGCAGAATAACAAAACTAAGAAAACGGGAACTGAATGTACTAAAGACAAAGTTTGAAAAAGAATATGGAATTTCAGCAGAAGAAACATATAAAGTGGCAAGTCAGTGTGTTGCTGATGCGAGCGGCGCTATTCGTAAGTTTGGAATTTCGATATTAAGTGATGATCGTAAATGGGAGGAAAAAGAATGAAACTAAAAGACGGATTTTACTCCAGCAGTCATGGTATCGGCGGTTTAATGCTAGATATGCCGACAAAGAACCCTAAAACACGTGAGAAACCAAAATTCAAAGTCGGTGACATGGTTCGCTGTGAAGCAGAAGGATTCATCTATCCATTTTGTGGATATGTAGAACATCTCTATAATCACTCAGCAATCATTCGTATTGAAAACACGATGGAATGTGACAAGTGGTTAGCGAAAAGCAAAGAGAATTTAGCAGTAGCGAGATTGGTGGATATGGAGGTTATATAAACAGCGAAAAAATGTACTTCTAAGAGAAAATTTATTTTTTATAAAATAGGAAAGTATCATTATGAAAAAGACCACAGAGATAAATAAACCTACCACATAAAAAATAGAATATTTCTTGCGATTCAATATAGGTATATTTAACAATTTGTACAATAAAAAATACTATAGGTAAAAAAGATAACATGAGGAGCTTATTTGTTCTAGAGTGTTTGACAAAGTAACAAAATGCGACGATACCAATACAAACGGGAATCCAAAATAACAGCATGCTCCACATAGTCACTCAACCATCTCCTATACGCTTTATTATCAATAGATAATATCATTTTTCGTAATAAAGATAAAAAAATAAGTAAGGCTTCTCATTAAAATATAAAAAAGACAGCCGACCACTGACTGCCTATATAAGAGTATTGAAATAAAAAGCTGCTGATATAATAAATTCCACAAGTTTATTATATCACATAAAGGAGCGGTTTGACTTGATGCAATTGTTACGAGAGGTAGATTTCAAACAGACAAGATGTAATGCGAGAGATGTGCTGAAGAACTTTCGGCGTTTGGAGCGGATGGCAGGTCGCTCTTTGATAGATATTAAGTCGCCGATTATTACGGATATGCCGAAGGCGCCGAAGCACGGCAATAAGGCAGAAGACGCAATCATTCAGATGATGGATATAGAAGCGGAGAGAGACGCGATTCTAGCAGCCTTGATGGCTCTTAGTCTGATTAGTCGTCAGATACTCTACTATAGCTTTTGTGTGCCAGATAGCTTCTCAAACTACAGAATTAGCCGTGAAGTGGGTTATTCAGAAAGAAGTATACAACGGATGAAGTCGGAAGCTCTAATAGAGTTTGCAGAAGCATATAAACACGGAAGAATAATTGCTTATAAATAATTTGGCGGCTTTTTGGCGGAATGATGGCGGTTTTTAGCTATTTACCAGTGATATTATGGTAGTGTCGAAAGATTAGTGATAGGTCTAAGACAAAATAATAATAAAAGGAACATCGTTTTATTATTGTTTCACAATTAAGCTTCGATAGACAGCAACGGAAATATTAAGAATAAGGATGTGAATTTTAACTCCTTCTAAATTGTTCTTATTATCTATCATCCGTTGCTGTCTATTGTTTTTTTAATTATTCACACGATAACTAAAGGTGAGCGAAGAGAAATGATTCCATTAATAATTTCAATTTTTGCGCTTTGTCTTAATGTCTATATGATTGGATTTAAAAATGGGCAAAATAAAAGATAGTAGTAACTAAGAAAGAAATTTTTATATTGTCACTGTGGCGGAAAGGGTAGACGCTAAGCATGTGTGCTAGGTCAATGCTTCGGCAACTATGCAATGTTCGATTCATTGCCAGTGACTTTGGCAACCGAGGCATCGGCGGTTTAAAAATATAGGGGTGCGCAATTTCGTACGCGTTTTGTGCATCGTGTAGGTTGCTATTACATATTAGATCACTCGTTGAGTGGTCTTTTTATTTTACATAAAGGAGGTAACAACGATGTATAGACCACAATACTTAGAACAGAAGTATGAAGTAATCACTGTGCAAAACGGTAACGGTGAGATAGTACGAAAGTATAGAAGACCAATAAAGAGCGATACATATAAACGAAAGGAAAACAATGAAGTTATTTCTTTTCGCAGAAGGAGAAAAGCCAAATGAGAAACTACTGGTATGTATCGCTAACTAATGAATATCCTCGAACCATTGATGATTGTTCAGTGCGTGTTGTGCGTTCTGTACAAATCAAAGGGAAGTACTCTATTGTCGAAATGCTAAGAGAAGCTACACCAAACGAAGTGGATAAATGCAAGCTGATATATTGCGGTCATGGCTATTGGAAAGACGAGTATATCCAACAAAACATTGAGAGGTGGATAGATAGATGAGTTACCTCGAACATTTGAAACGTTGCTACATGCATTCTAAGAATAAACTTCCTGACAGCTACACTGTAGATGATGTTGCTATACATGTATTGAAGACTGAGAGCCATAGCAGTCCTGATGGTAGCAGTAAGGAGCAGACGCTCGCGTGGTTCAAGTTCTTTAAGTGGATTAAGGAGGAAGAGTAATGCACATGCACATAGGAGAAAAGATATATAAATTGAGACGGCTTAATAACGAAACAATGAACGACTTAGTTAAACAAACTGGAGTGTCAAAATCATGGTTATCTGATATTGAGTCTGGAAAAAAGCAACGCGTTGATTTTAATAAGATATGTGCAATAGCCAAACATTATAAAGTTAGCTTAGAATACTTTCGGGATGATTATTTGGATAGTGATGAACACGAGGATATTATTCCTTTGACAGGCGAAACAAGAGTTAAATCAGTGAAATCGCTTGAACAAAGCCTAAAGTATCTGAATAACAAACAAGAACCTAACCTTCTAGAGATCAAACTAAAAGATACTGACTCAGTACCAGAGGTTTGGTACAAGGGTGAGAGGTTGGATGAATTGCCTAAAGGATTAGTAGATGTCTCGTATCATTGGAAGACTGATGATTTTACTAATGATGATAGAGGAGCGAACGACATCACGATTCAATACTTTTCTAGCTTTAATGATAAGTATCCAGATAAGAAAACAATCGGACACAAGAGAGATATGTAAATGAAAGAAGTTAGACCTAGAGACGAAATAGACAAACTATACAAGACCAAACGATGGCGAGACCTAAGGCAAGTAGTAATAGCTAGGGACTTCGGCATGTGCCAAGAGTGCAAGCGTCGAGGGCGGAACACAAGGGGCACGATCATCCATCACATAGTCGAGGCGAGGGAAGACCTGTCACTGTTCTGGTCCGTAGATAACCTTGAATGTATCTGTGTAGCTTGTCACAACAGAGAGCATCCAGAGAGATCAGGCGGGAAGAAGAAACCAAAACCTAAATCACATATCGTTAAAATGTATTCAACTCCTGAAAGATAAGTTTGCAGCGAAATGAAGGTAGCCCCCCTACTCTAAAAGATTAAAGAGTAAGGCTTGAGAAGAACGGTGCTGTCCTTCCTTCGTAAAAAGACCGCTTTTCAAGTTTTTTGGAGAAAAAGGAAAAAGCCGACCAATTTAAGCCGGCTTTGGACGAAGCTATTTCTTAGTCCATTTGTTTCCTTTTTGAGAAGTAGGGGGTAATCGGTCGCCTGGATCAATTTTTACTTCTTGTCCGCCTTGGACATTTCCACCACGAGGACCCACTTCTTTGTAGGTTCCTTTTGGTTTGTTGTCTTCGCCGGGTTTATAGAGTTCTCCCATAGGAATCCCTCCTTAACAAATTTCGGCACAGCACTGCCGATAACCTAATTATAAGGATTGTGATAACGATTTCAATCTATCTTTTGAAAGAAGGTGATATTATGCCGCAACCAGCGAAGAGTGCAAAATTACAATTATTAAACGGAAACCCAAATAAGAAGAATACCGAAGAACTCCGCAAGCGAGCGGCCGCAGAAGACAAATTAAAAATGGCTACTGACAAAATCAAACCGCCGTTATGGCTAGATTCGCTAGGAAAGGATACCTTTGAGTTTATCGCCGATGAATTGCTGTCTGTGGATTTAATCAGTAATCCGGACGTCCATACAATGGCTCTATACTCCAATTGGTATTCGCAATACGTTTCTTTAGAAAAACAGCTTCGAAAACTACAACGAGAGTACAAGTTGAACTATGCGCTTGCGAAAAAGGAGGCAGAGGCGAGAGGTGAGCCGTTTAATGAACCTAATGAATTAATTGGTAATCCGCTCTCTCGGCAGATGGATACAGCGTCTCGGAATCTCCGTTCTTTTGGCGCTGATTTAGGACTATCACCAGCAGCCAGAGCTAAGTTAGCTATTAAGATGGCTGATGATGGTGGTGATGACGATGACGACTTCTAATATTTTGGATATGTCTTACACAGAACGTGTGGACTATTGGCAAAGCTATCTTGAGGAGCAAGCTTCTTGGGGTGGCTTTTTAAAATGTCCATATCCGGAATTGTTAACTACTTGGTATGCGGAACGATTAATCGATGGAAGCATACCAGCCAGCAAAGAAAATATTCAAGCTGCTAAACGGCATATGCGTGATTTGCAGCGCCAAGGAACAGATGATTTTCCTTGGATCTTTGACGAAGAAAAAGGTCACCGGCCTATTAGATATATCGAAAAAAAATGTAAACCAACTGAAGGCGACTTTGGTTCGTTTGTTTTGCAACCTTGGCAGCATTTCATAATTGGATCCATGTACGGATGGGTACATCGTGATACAGGAGAGCGTCGCTTCCGCGAGGCTCTTATTTTTGTTGGACGTAAAAACGGGAAGACAAGTCTTATCTCGGGCCTTTCCACATACATGGTCGCTTATGATGATGAACAAGGCGCCAACGTTTACGTATTGGCAAATGCTCGTGATCAAGCAAGCTTGTTGTTTGATAAGGCCGCAGAAATGGTCAAACAATCGCCGGCGCTCTTTAAGAAATTTGGTAAGCCTAAACGATCAAGTATTAATTATGCTCCCGCCTTTTCTAAAATGGAACCACGCGCCTCAGATAGCCGGAAATTGGATGGGCTAAACACTCACTTTGGTATTTTTGACGAGATCCACGAGTTTACGAATTACAATCTGATCAACGTTATCAAGAAATCAAGAGGAACCAGAAAACAGCCTCTGATAGTTTATATCACAACTGCTGGATATGTATTAGATGGTCCGTTGATGTCTTATTTTGAGCAAGGTGTGGACTGTTTGGAACATTTGGAAGATGACATCGATGAACGGACTTTCTATTATCTGGCAAAACTTGACAGTGCGGAAGAGGCTGATGACCCAAGATTATGGATCAAAGCCAATCCGAATATTTGTCTAATGAATTTTGTTGGCATGCTAGATGACTATGTTAAGGATAAAAAAGATCCAAAAGAATATGCTGACTGGATTACCAAGCAATTTAACTTGTTTTCCGATATCGATGAGCTGTCATTTGTCGATATGCCTACCATTAAACGAAACAATAAAACCATCGATATTGAAACGCTCAAAGGTAAGAAGTGTGTCGGTGGTTTTGACTTGTCCGAAACGGAAGACTTTACCGCAGCCGTTTTAGAATTTCCGCTTGAAACAGGCGAGGTATTCATTTTGCAACACACATGGATCCCACAAGCTAGATTTGATCGAGATAACAATCAAGAGCGTATCAAAGCGTGGGAGAAGGTGGGAGATCTAACGATTATTCCTGGTGATTACGTCAATTATGAATACGTCTTAAATTGGTTTGTAGAAAATTCGAAAATCTATGACATTGTAAAAATCAATTATGACAAGGCCAAGGCGCTACGATTAAATAAAGAACTAGAAAATGCAGGATTTGAAACCAACGAGATTCGGCAAGGGTTTCTATCATTAGGTGGGCCAATGCAAAACTTCAAGGAAATGCTATTGGACGGTAAGGTGATTTTCAACAATTCCAAGCTTTACCGATGGTATCTATCCAACGTCAAGCTGGTGATGGATCGCAACTCAAACTGGATGCCGTCTAAGCAGTCCAAGAGTAGAAAAATAGATGGTTTTGCAGCAAGTTTGAACAGCCACGCCGAAGTGTTGAATATGTTGGTTAATCCTGTCGGAACCGGGAAAGTAACCTATTACTCGATTTCCGATTTAATGAATATGTAAGAAAGGTGTGGAGGAATGAGTATTTTAGATCGTTTGCGTTCTTTTGGCCGAGCGAAGCCGAAAGCGAGCAAACAAGAGTATTTTTTGAATGACCCGGGATTGATACCGTATTTAGTCGGAAAAGATGAAATATCAGAAGGGATTTTTTCCGTAATTAGCCGTGTATCGAACGTTTTTGCGTCTCTCCCTCTCAAAATGATAGATGTGGAGTTTGGCCAACCGGACGACTGTCCTGCATACAACTTGTTGAGCGAAGGCCCTCGATATTTTACAAAGTTTGATTTTTTCCGGGACGTGGAAGTTTTGAGAAACTACCAAGGGAATGCGTATGTGCAGATTTTCCGAAATATCAATGGAGAAGTAGCAGATATGGCGTTAGTAAAACCTGGTGCTTGCCATCCAGTGATTGATATGGATAGCGGGGAGCTTTACTACCAAGTAACTGCGACTGACAAAGGCAGTTACAAGCAAGTTATCTATGTACATTACATGGAAATGCTTCACTTTAAACAACCGAGGTTTGGCGGCTTGGAAGGTACAGACCCCACAAAAGTATTAACGAATACCCTCGGATATGATCGAGAAGTCCGAAAAATCTCTTTAAGTCAGCTTAAAGGAAGTAATGAAGGGCTAAAAGTTAAGTTTGCTAGCAATATGGATGAAGAAGCTAAAAAAGCTACAGTTAAAAACATTGCTGATTTTTATCGACAAAACGGTGGACTACTTGTGGAAGAAAACGGTGTAGAAATCGAACGTTTACAACGAGAGCTGGTAGACAGCAAGCTTTTAGATACTGATAAAGTATCTCGCTCCAGAATCGCTATGGTCTACAATGTGCCGGAGCATTTCATCGGGAATAACCAGTCGAGTTACTCCTCTCAGGAACAGCTCAATATGGAATTTTTGACGTACAATCTAGTACCGACCGTTAATCAATATGAAGCGGAACTAAATAAGAAAACACTATCGAGAACCGAAAAAGCAAAAGGTTATCGATATAAGTTTAATGTCGCAAGTTTGCTAAGAGCTGACACTCAGGCAAGGGGACAATTCTATCAAATCATGCGACGAGGCGGAGCATACTCAGCGAATGATGTCCGAAGATTTGAGGACTTGCAACCGATAAATAAAACCGGTATGGATGATTACCATATTTCCGGAGACCTATATCCAATCGATATGGATCCAACATTAAGAAAAACAACCTCGTCTAAAAGCGTAGCCGAAAACGGTTAGGTTTTTTTAGTTTGCACCGAAGGGAGGTGGAAAAATGAAAAAAGTGACGTTAAGCGGCGATGTCGTGGATAACGATACCGCGTGGCTTTATGACTGGTTTGGGATCAATTGTATCTCACCAGGGAAAATTTCTGCCGCTCTTACAGAAGCAGCGGGGGATGAAGTAGAACTTGATATCTCATCGAACGGTGGGGATGTCCTAGCGGCAAGCGAAATATATACCGCTATCCGTGCCTATCCGGGAAAGGTATCCGGAAATGTTGTGAGTATTGCAGCAAGCGCTGCAAGTGTAATCGCTTGCGCTTGCGAACCGCTTAGAATCTCACCTACGGCACACATCATGATTCATAACGCATGGGTGACCACTAGTGGCAACGCTGAGGAATTAAAAGCCAATGCAGAAATGTTAAGCAGTGTGGATGAGTCTATTGTTAATGCTTACGAGATCAAAACAGGACTCGATCGGAAAAAACTTGCTGATTTAATGGCGAAAGATACTTGGTTAAATGCTCAAACAGCAGTAGCAGAAGGGTTTGCAGATGAAATTATGTTTGCAGAAGCACCAGTAACGGTACTCAATGCCTCTCAACCGGTTATTCCAAAAAACGCAGTAACTAAGTTGAAAAATTTAATACTCAAAGCGGAAGCACCGCAAGAAGAAACACTCTTACAGAAAAAACTAAAAGCCTTAAATGGAGGGAAAAACGAATGAATTTAGAACAATTAAAAAATGCGTGGGTCGAGGCGGGAAGTAAAGTCTCTGACTTAAATGCACAACTCAATGCAGCATTGGTTGACGATGAAAAAACAGAAGAAGATGTAGTAAGTTTGCAAGCACAAGTAAAAGCAGCACGGGCTAAACGGGACGGATTGAAAGAGCAAGTGGCAAATATGGAAGCCGAACAAGTCTTAAACGTCAAAAAAGAACCATTAGATAAAAAAGATGAAAACTTGAAAAACAAGTTTATCAAAGACTTTAAAGCGATGGTCAATGGTGATCCTGCTATTATGGCTACTTTGACATCTAATACGGATGAATCTGGTAATGCTATCGGATTGACTATTCCTGTAGATGTGCAAACGACTATTCATACTTTGGTTCGTCGGTTTGACTCTTTGCAAGAATACGTAAACGTTGAAAAAGTGACCACTACCAGCGGTTCTCGCGTTTATGAAAAATGGTCTGATATTACACCGTTGACTGCTTTGGATACTGAAGACGGTGAAATCCCAGCAAATGATGATCCTGCACTTTACTTGATCAAATACTTGATCAAACGCTATGCAGGTATTTCCACAGTAACTAACAGCTTGCTAAAAGATACTGCCGAAAACATTTTGGCATGGTTGTCTAAATGGATCGCGAAAAAAGTAGTTGTTACTCGCAATACAAAAATCTTGGCAGCTATTGATGGAATCAAAGCGGCACAAAAGAAAGATGTTACAGATGTTGATGGAATTAAAGATATCGTAAACGTCCAACTTGATCCAGCTATCGAAGCTACATCTATGTTTATTACAAACCAAGATGGCTTCAATGTTTTAGATAAAGTGAAACGTGCTGATGGATCTTACTTGTTACAAAAAGACGTAGCTTCTGCAACTGGATATACCTTCTTAGGTAAACCAATCAAGAAAATTGCTTCTCGTTTCTTGCCAAACAAAGGTACGCAAGCTACTCCTAAATATCCACTGTACATTGGTGATCTGAAAGAAGCCGTTACATTGTATGATCGCGAAAACATGAGCTTGCTGACAACGAATATTGGTGGTGGAGCTTTTGAAACAGACACCACTAAAGTACGCGTCATCGATCGCTTCGATGTGCAACTAGTTGATGATGAAGCGGTTGTTTTGGCTACTTTTACAACTATTGCGAACGAGACACCGGCGAAAGTTTAAGGAGCTGATTCCTTATGATTCTTGATCCTAAAATGGATTTAGGCGAAATCAAAAACGCACTAAAGATTGATACCGATGATGACGATGTGGAAGTAAGCCGTGCGGCACAAGCTGCAATTGCATACATTAGAGGGGCTATCGGGAATGATAAGCCCTCTTTTTATAAGCAAGAAAATGAAACGGTTGATCTGATTAATTTAGCTATCCTGCAATTAGCAGATCATTATTACAACGCTCGATCAGCAACCGTGAGTGGGAACTTGCGAGAGTACGATTTAGGTTTTACAAGCCTAATCTTGCAACTCAAAGCAAGTTATTTGCTTTTTGTGGAGGAGGAGTAGCGTATGCCCCTTATCCAAACAGGAAATTTAAATCAACGCATCAAGTTTGTCCGAGATACGACGGTTAAGGATGAGGACGGGCAAGTTGTCCCGACTTCTACAACCATTCTTACTTGCTGGGCAAGTGTGCAGACACAACGCCTGAACGATATTAAGACGTCGATTGGTACGGCTTTGGAAGGAACACTGACGTTCATTATCCGCTACCAACAAAAATCAGAGCTGACCAATGATATGAAAGTGCGTTGGAATGGAAAAACGTTTGAAATCATTACGATTACGAAAGGCGAGTTTGCGAAGGACTTCACGACAATCATTGCAAAAGAGGTTTCAAAATGAGTGTAGAAGTCGATGCAACCGAAGTGTACAAAGCGCTTAGGGAAGTAAAAGCAAACGTTCAACGAGTGGAAAGCCCAGCACTTAGAAAAGCTGGGGAGTACGCTCAAGAAGAGTTACGACAAAACACACCTTACTGGGATGGAACGAAGTCAAACGGTAAACGTGGTTCGTATATGCAAGAACATGCTAAGAACCATGTGGTTACAAGCTCGATAAAAAACGGATTGGTAGAAGTCGGCTATGACAAAGATGTTTCTTGGCGGATGCACTTTATCGAGTTCGGAACAATCAAACAACGTCCAAAAGGTTTCGTACAAAAAACACAAAAGCAAATCGAAAAACAAGTAACACAAATCATTGCTGACGAAGTAAAAAGGAGGCTAGGACTTTGAAAACGGCAGTATCACAAGTCTATTCAATTCTGAATAGCAATGAAAAAACAAAGAACATTGATTTTTACACCAATAGTGTTCCGGAATCAGCTCAAACAGTACCTAGCCTTCCAGTTGGCAGAATTACAGAGATATCCGGCAACTATGAAGATTTTGCAAGCAACAATCCTTTGACCATTCAATTTAACGTACAGGTAGATGTATGGGTGTCAACCATGAAAGAGGTTGATGCCTTTTATTTTGCCCTTGATGAGGTTATGAGGGGGAATGGTTGGCAATGCGCATACACGGAACAAACAGATGACGAGGACTTGGAAGGTGCAAAGCGGATTATCAAACGATATGTAGCAAATATTTCACTAAATTAAAAGGAGAGAAAATAGATGGCAACAGTAGGATTCGAGAGCGTCATTTTTGGCGTAAAAACAGGTGCAGGCGGCACTCTAAAAGAATTAGTAGCAGATAAGTCGAAAGGCGGAGCGATCGAAGCTAAAATTACTGGATTAGGCGCAACTTCTAACACAACATACGCTTCAAACGTACCGTTCTTCATTGCAAGTAAAGGGGTTTCGTCGCCAAAAGTTACGCTTGACGTGGCAGACTTAATGGATAACGGCATTTACAGCGAAATCATTGGTGCTAAAACCGTGGATGGTGCAAATGTAATTGGTTCAGAAACTGAAGCGCCTTACGTGTCGGTAGTCATGGTTACAGCGAACAAAGAAGGAAAACGCTTGTTCATGGGATTGACAAAAGGAAAATTCAGTCATCCAGATATCGACATGAAAACAGCTGAAGACAAAGGGGTAGAATTGCAAACCGATTCCATCGAAGGGGAATTCATTTCTGATGAACGTGGCTATGTATACTTAACAGCCGTAGAATCAGAAGGAATGACCTTACAAAAATTCAAGGACTTGGTAAATAACAAAGAGGGGGAGTAGTTAACCCTGCATCTACACCAACGACAGATACAGGGACACCAAAAGAACCAGAACCAAAAATTGATACACAAGGTTAGCCATTTTTGGCTAGCCTTATTTTTTGTAAAAACAAGGAGGAAAACAAATGATTGAATTGCAATTGAAACTTGACGGAAAGAAAAAAACATTCAAACAACAAGATATTTCCGCACGTGCAATGCGTGAGTGTATCAAATTTTACGAGAAAGCGGAAAAAGCAGACCTAACTGATTTAGAAGCGATTGATTCAATGATTGCAATTACAGCAGATATTTTCCAAGATCCAGCAGTTACATTTGATGCTATTTTAGACGGTTTGACTGCGAGCGAGTTAGTACCGGCATTAGAAAGTGTTTTTGAACAAATAAATGAACTGGGAAACAATGAAAAAAAGCAGACGGCGAGCAAAAAGAAATAAGTTTTTCTGAAGCTAGGAAAGCAATGGATCAAATCTACAAAGATTTAATCGAAGCAGGTTGGACGATGAGAGATGTGGACGAAGCCGACTATCATTATTTGTTACACCTTTTTGGAGAAGTGGAGAGTGGCGAAGAATATGTAGATGGTGCTGATTTCATCAAACAATTTTTATCGGCTGAAGACTTAGTAAAACTTGAGGAAGGAGGTAAATAATGGCAGGAAAAGGACAACCGGCAGGAAATATCAAGCTAGGGATTAGTTTAGATAGCACTAGTTTTGGTAACACGCTGGACGAAATCAATGCGAAAGTCAAACAAGCTGAGTCGAATATGCGTGCCAATCTAAAGGCTTATGATTCAGCAGGACGTTCATACGAAGCACTTAGTCAAAAGACGAAAGACTTGTCTACGGTTATGGAAGGGCAAAACGCCAAAGTAAGAGAATTAACAAAGCGCCGTGATGAAGCGATTAGCAAGTATGGCGAGGAATCGAAACAAGTTGCTAACCTTAACACACAGATAAACAATGCTACCGCAAAATATAATGCTTACAGTCGCCAGTTGAACGACACAAAAAAAGAATTGGTGTATTCCAAAACAGCCGTCAATGATTTATCTAATGAAATCAAAGAAAATGAACGACAAATGAACGCCGAAGTAAAAGCGTTGAAAGCCGCTGGTGATGAATCTGGTGCTTTTGAAGCAAAACAAAAAGGGCTAGCCAAACAAACGGAATTATCCGAGAAAGCTATCGAAGAACAGCGCAAAGTTGTGAAACTGATGGCTGATGAGTTTGGCGATTCAGCAAATGAAACCGAAGATGCAAAAAGGGCATTAGAAAAGTTAGAACGACAAAGCCAAATATCTAGCAGGCAATTAGAAGCACTCAAAAGCTCCAGCGATCAATCAGGAAAAGAAATAGAAGATTTTGGCGACAAGTCCACAAGGTCAGCTAGGAAACTGGACGGACTAAAAGACAAATTAAGCTCGCTAAAAAGCGCATTTTCGTTTGGTGCAGTTGCTGGATTAGCGCATAACGCTATTAGCAGTGTAGTAAGTGGCGTGCAAGGTTTGGTTGGCGAAGCAGTAAACGCATCGGATTCATTGATGAAGTTTTCCAAAACCATGGAGTTTGCTAACTTTGGGAAGTCACAGATAGAAAGCTCGAAAAAAGAAATGAAAGACTACGCCGATAAGACGGTTTATGGTTTAGAAGAAATTCTGAACACAACCGCACAATTGGCATCTAATGGGATTCCTAACTATACAGAACTAACCAAGGCGGCAGGTAACTTGAATGCCGTTGCAGGCGGTTCTAGTGATACATTCAAATCCGTTGCCATGATGCTAACGCAGACGGCAGGAGCTGGGAAACTAACAACTGAAAACTGGAATCAATTAGCAGATGCGATACCGGGTGCTTCAGGATTGTTACAAGACGCTATGTTGAAAAACGGAGCTTATACAGGAAACTTCCGTGATGCAATGGCGCAAGGTCAAATCACTTCCGACGAGTTCAACCAAGCAATTGTACAGTTAGGTATGAATGACGGAGCAGTTAAGGCAGCCACTTCTACAGACACATTGAGCGGTTCTTGGGAGCAGATGAAATCCACTGTAATAAATGGGCTACAAAGTATTATAGAAAAAATAGGCGTTGAAAATATCACTGGTTTCATCAACAGAGTAACAAAAGGGATTGAAAATTCTATTCCTAAAATTACTCAATTTATAGGTTGGTTGAGAGATATTGGAACGTGGATCGTTGAAAATAGAGAGCCACTAACATGGATTGTCGGAATCATAGGCGGAATTACATTAGCAGTAAAAGCATTGAACGTAGCAAGTATGTTGCTGGCAATTACTGGCGGAACATTGGCAGCCCCTTTTGTGGCGATTGGTGTAGCATTAGGCGCACTAGCAGGTGCTTTGGTGATAGCTTATACAAAATCTGAAACATTTAGAAATATAGTCAATGCGGCTTTTACAGCTGTGAAAAACGTAGTTATGAGCGTTATCAATAATTTGGTGGAATACTACAAAATGTTGTGGAGCGTGTTGCAGTGGCTTGGGGAAAAAATAAAAGAATGGGCTTCATGGATTGGCAATAAATTCATTGAAATGAAGAACAGCGTTGTGAATACGGTTCAGAACCTATGGAATGGCGTGAAAAACTTCTTCAGCAATGGCGTTGGAGATACGTGGAATAAGGTAGTCGGTTGGGTAAAAAACATTTTCAACAAAGCAACTGAATTGAAGAACAACGTTTCTGATGTAATCGGTAACCTGTGGAATGGTATCAAAGACACATTCCGTAGAGGTATCGATACGGTATTCAATTGGTTTTCAGAACTACCAACGAAGATGAAGAATGCCATTATTGGCGGTAAAAACGCCATTGTTGATGCGTTCAAAAGTATTTTCAACGCAGCACTTAAAGCGATAGGTAAACCAGTTAACGCAATCATCCATGGAGCTTCATGGGTACTAGAAAAATTGGGCGCAGAACCTCTACAAGAATGGGATGTACCACAATACGCTACAGGTACACCAGCAGGTGGGCACCCAATCAATGGTCCAATGATGGTTAATGATGGACGTGGAGCAGAAACAGTTATCACACCAGATGGTAGAGCCTTCATTCCTAAAGGACGCAATGTTGTTCTAAACGCACCAAAAGGAACGCATGTCTTGACAGCAGAAGAGACCGCGCAACTTCAAGGTTCTAAAGCTCCTAAGTATCGTTACAAAAAAGGTACTAACTTCTTTGGTAACATGTGGGATAGTGTGAAAAAGGTTGCTGGTAATGTAGGTCACACAATTAAAAACGTAGTAGGTGACGTGTGGGACTTTATTTCAGACCCGGGAGCGTTAGCTAGAAAAGTACTTGGGGGGTTAGATGTATTAGGTGGATTGACAAAGTATCCATTAGAAGTAGGTAAAGGCATCCTATCTAAAGCAACAAGTGCACTGACTGAAAAAATCACTGGGTTGTTCTCATCTGGTAACTTAGATACCTCCGTAGGAACAAATGGCGTCTATAAATATTTGGCTGATGTTGCTAAGTCTGTGATGAAGAAATTCCCAGGATTTGTGGCAACTAGTGGGTATAGACCAGGTGACCCTTATTCACATGGTAAACGTAATGCCATTGATATTGCATTACCAGGCGTCACAGGAGGCTCACCTAGATACACAGAAGCAGCAAACTACGCTTTTGACAAATTCGCTTCCAAAATTGGTTACGTAATCACTAATGGGAAAGTTCGTGACCGTTCAGGACAATCAGGTCAACCAGCAACTGGTGCATGGGAGCCATGGCCCGATGGAGATCACTATGATCATGTGCATTTAAACGGTGTGAAAGACCCACAAAACACTCAAATTTCAGGAGATAGCGTGGGAGGCAGTGGGGTAGAAAGATGGCGCAATGTAGCAATTAGAGCGTTGAAAATGACCGGTCAATACAGTACTGCAAACTTAAATGCATTACTAAATCAAATGCGTACAGAGTCAAATGGTAATCCTAATGCAGTTAACAATTGGGATATTAACGCCAAAAATGGAACACCATCAAAAGGGTTGCTCCAAGTGATTGACCCAACATTCAGACAGTATGCAATGCCAGGATTCAACAGCAATATTTTTGACCCACTATCTAACATCTTAGCTTCAATCAGATACGCACTATCAAGATATGGCTCACTAACAAATGCCTATCGTGGAGTTGGTTACGCAAACGGTGGAATTGTAAACCAACATCAAATTGCGGAAATCGCAGAAGGAAACAAGCCAGAAATTATTATTCCGTTAGATAAGGCTAAACGATCAAGAGCGATGCAATTATTGTCTATCGCAATGGACAAACTAGGAGTTTCTCCTAAAACTTATGGAAATGCGACAACTGTTTCCAGTGATTACGAAATCCTAGAAGCCATTGAAAAACAGGCGGCAACAACGAATCAGCTGTTATCGTTATTGCTGGCATTTTTCAAAGGAAATAGCCGAACTGATAGAGATTTAGCTTTAGATATTCAGAAGATCTTGGTTAGGAGGATGTAGATGCGAACTGTATTACTGAGAAATAGAATAAACGAAGAAATTGATTTGTCCACAGAAGACTATTTTGCTACTGGGTTGAGTAATATGGGGTTTGAAGTAAAAAAAGAACATGTGGGACAGTGGGGGAATTTCAGAGAAAGCAGTGAGAGCGTTGAAATATCTGAATTTCAGTCATCTGTAATCATTTCTGTGCATGGGTTTCGAGAAAAAGAACTGTACAATTCACTTGTGCAGTTCCTATCGGAAGGTCCGTTTGAACTGGAATTTGCTTTTGACGGCGAAACAATGGTAAGAAGATGCAGTCTAAAATCTTTAAGTAAGACTGAAATCGATTCGAAAACATCGTTACTAACAGACACTTTAGAACTATATTTCACATCAAACTGGTATTCCGTAAAACGCGAAAAATTAATTCAGCGACCGAATGTAGTGAAAACACGTGGTAAGGTTTTTCCGTATAAAAGATCTTATATCTACACTCAAAACTTGTGGGAGAAAAAAGGTGTATTCAAATTCAATAATAATTCTGTATACCTAACGAATAGCAAGGAACGGATGTCCCCGCTAAAAATTCGTGTGATTGGGAAGTGTTCAAATCCGTATTGGGAAGTAATCCAAAACTCACAAATCATCGCAACGGATGGATACTTCATAGATATGACTGAAACACAGACTCTAGAAGTATCAAGCCTTTTTGAAGATACAACGGCGATTTTAAAAGATATTGCAGGGGTAGAATCTTCTGTCTACCAACAACAGGATTATACAAAAACTAATTTTGTTCAGGCCCCAACTGGAGAATTCAGCATTGTGTTTCATGTTGGGGGGGCAGACGTAGAGATTGAGTTATACGAGGAGCGTGATCTGTTTTGATTTTAGCAGTCACGCTTTTTCATCGTGATTTAATGCTTTATAACGAACATTTATTCTCTAACAGTTTTGAATTTGGTGTGGACGAGATCAACGAAGAGGCTAGTAGCTTTACGATGGATAAGTACGTTCCTGTAAAAACAGGCGATTTTCTACTAGCAAAATATATTCCTAGTGGAAAATTTGCATATTTTGGTGTAATTACGTCGCAGGAAGACGAAAAAATCAGTTGTAAAAGCTTACTTAGTTTAGCTGATAGTGAGATACCGACTGCACGTGTGTCAGGAGATAACTACGAAGAGCATATCCGGCGGTTGATTGAATACTATTTGCTGAATGATCCAACGAAACAACTAAAAGATATTTTAGACGTCAAAGCAGAAAGTGCGACCTCTCATTCGTATCAAGCTACCGATACGAATAAACACAAGTTAAGTGCGTATATTCTCAATGGTTTCAAAAAATACAACGTAAAATGGTATTTCAAGGGAATTCAAAACAGAAAAATTTATACAGGCATACGTGCTGTAAATGAATCAATTTACATTAAAGACAATTCTTCTGAATTTAGCGATTGGGATGTGTTTGTTCAGGCGCCGGGCGCTGGAAACGAGAACAAGCTATTAATCGTTGATAAAGCAATGAAAGATATAGAGAAACCGATAATACTGTCAACATGGTATTTGGACGAAGAAAACAATTTGACACAAGATGGATCGAAAGAAAATATCACGAAACCAACTGTCAATTTGGTTAATATCTACGATCAAACCGCAGAAGATAAAGCATCCTACGAAGATGTGGCAAAATCAGAGTTGAAAGGCAATACGTATTCGCATGAAATCAAAGTGAACGTTGTAAGAAATGCAAAAAATTTGAATGTCGAAACGATTGAAACAGGGATGTTTGCCACGATTTCTTATAAAGGAAAGATATACAAGTCGGTTTTGACAGCTTGGCGAATATCAAGTGATAAGGAGTTTGTGGAATTGACTTTCGGAAACATAAGAAGTCGTTTTATGGATTATTTTGAAGATAATGGGGGATAAAAAATGGTTAGCAATGTGGATGGATATCAATTTGAAAACGTGAAAGTAAGCGCAGAAAATGATGCTAGACTTTATCACGTTTTATATAATCGGAAAAATCAGGTTATTGATGGTTACGATCAGTCTATGAATTTATCTTCAAGCGGATTAACAGTAAAAGTTGCTGCAGGAGCAGCGATTATTCAAGGTCGTATGGTCGTTGTTCGACAAGAAGAAAGTATAACAGTTCCAGCAAACTCAAGTGGTTATATAGCATTAACAGTGGATTTGACACAAGAAGTTATACCTGGATCTATTCTTCCAGAATCGGAAGAATATGAATGGACTAATAATCAAGTCAAGCTAGAATTTATAACAAAAGTTATAAAAGGTAATTTAAACAATGGTGATAAGGTCTATAATTTACCACTATGCTCAGTTAATTCTACTGGATCAACTGTTTCAATCTCAAAGATATCGGATAGTTACGAGCTGACTCTCTCTAAAGGAGAAATTTTGTGGAGGGGGACTGCGTTAATGCATGATACTCAAACTGTCCAACCTTCAAAAAAAATTTGGCAGACAGTTTCAGGTTTTTTGTTAGTATGGTTCCCATACGAAAACGGGCAAGCAATTGAGGATAGATATGTAACTACGCCTTTTTATAAGGAGCGTGTAACTTTTACTAATGTTTTAGGAGAAATTGTTTCAGGATTTGATGACTATCACAAAAAGTGGTTTAGTAAACGAATAAACTATAATTCGAATACTAATATATTTACAGGTGCAGCAAGCAATGCAAGTGGAGATAACGCAAATATGGTGCTTAGGTATATAGTTTCTTTTTAGTTAGGAGGTATGGAAGAGTGGCAAATTTAGAAATTAAATTATCTGCAAATAAGAGACAGCCTTATCTACGTCACCGTGTTGTTGGTAGAGTTGGTGATGGGGGGCTCACAACAATCAATGTACAACTTCTTGAGGAAGATGAAATTACACCTTTTGTAATTAATCTAAACGGTACTTTGAAATTTGTGGGCGAAGTTTCAAACGGTAACTATACCGAGGGAGAACCAGAAATAATCGATTCGACTAATGGGTTAATTAGTTACACGTTCACTAAGTCAAATTTCAGCACGAGTCATCAATTCAAACAAGCATATTTTGAATATGTAGATCCTAACGGCAAAAAAGTAACTTTTCAGAACTTCATCATAGACGTGTTAGAACGAGTGGATATTAATTCGGAGCAAGCGAAATACTATATTTCTTCATTGGAAAAATTACAGAGTGAAATGCAAACCACTTTCAATCAGTTCATTAGTGATAAACAGGTCCAATACGATCAAATCTACTCGAAATATAACGAATTAGTAAGATTGATAAATGAATCAGATAAGCAAGTAAATGATCGTATTGATCAAACCAATCAGCAAATCGGCGATCTCGGCAAGCTGAAAAAGATGTACAGTAACAGCATCGACTTTGGGGGCTATGATTATAGTGGAAATCCTAATTTGTTAAGTAAGCTATCATACGACTTAATTGAAAATCAAAATACTTCAGCTGGAACACTTTCTAAAGGTGAAAACTCGTTTAAATATAATAAGATATCAGCTGAAGTGGAAGGTGGAGTAGAGTTATATTATAAACGAAGAGGTATAGCTAACTGGTTACCCTCTAATAAAACGCTTGTAATGACCGTTAAACTTAGAGCTGGAGTTGACTATAGTCCAGCTGACGGAAAAAAAATACTGATTAGATATAGGTTTGTTGACAATGGAACTGGCAAGATTGTTTTAGACTTACCTATTAACAGTAATTCGATAACTCAGGAATGGAAAGAGTTTAGTATTACTGGAACTACTCCAACATTTGGCCCGCAAGCATACCATCCTTGGATACAATTTAGGGCTCAAGATGGGATACTTGGGGAAATAGAAATGAGCTATGACATCAAACTCGAAGAAGGCTCAACAGCCACACCATATCAACCAAATTTACTCGATGCGCCGTATTATTTGAGTAAGGTGGCTTTGGGTGAGAATTTGGTAACAAATGCTAAGTTCCCAATTATAACACCAAACAATCCTATTTCTGGCTTTGATATTTCAGAAGAATTAATAATAGGTGAAACTTATACGGTATCTTTAAAAGGGACTAAGCCAGCCAATAAAGAATTCCACTTATACTACGGAGAGGCAAATTATCAGCAGTCGCAGTCACAGTATCAGGCAACTTTACGTCCTGTGGAAGGATTAACAGATGTGTGGAGTGCAACGTTTACAGCCAGAAATACTAGTGAAATGACAAATTTACTTAGAGTAGCGTTATGGCAAAAACCAAATTCTGCAACATATGATACTGTTCAAATTGACTGGCTCAAAATTGAAAAAGGCAAAACCAGAACACCAAATATTAGTGAGTATAAATATCGTGGCATTGGTATGCGTGATTCTAATAACCCATATGATTATGTATGGGATATAGAGCCAGAATATGTCGAAGAAAACTTAGCAACCGAGAGCAAAGTAACAGAAATCATTGGTGAAGCAAATAAATACACAGATAATTCAATAGAAGCTGTGAATATAAATGTTACGAATATTGCAGATGACTTAGCTAAGCAAATTAACGTAAACGAAAATGCGGCTAGAAATTATACGGATACTAAGAAGATAGAAGCAGTCAATGAATCAAAGAAGTATACAGATGAAGTTTTCAGAAAGGAGATAGTGAATTTAACTGTAAAGAATGGAAATCTAGGCACAGCACGATTATATAGACAGGGAAACTGTGTTACGATATATTTTGTGGCTTTAAACGGAAAAAGTAGTGGCGGGAATGATTCGGTTATTTTAACTGTTCCAGAAGGCTATCGGACACCAATTAGTTTTGAACAACTGGTTGGGTCAATAGACCGTTCTACTTTGAACAGTGCTCAACTATCTATTGGCGCAGACGGAGCCATTAAATGGAGAAGAAATTCAAGTTATGGATCAGCTTATTCATTTGTTATCACTTATTCAATTTAAGGGAGGAAATCTAATGAAAGTAGTTTACAAATCAATCAAGCCTTACGGATTCGAGCAAATCATTTTGAACAATCAAGAAAATATCCCTGAAAACTGTACAGAGATTAAACCACCAGTTCCTAACTGGAGACCAAGATTTGATTTTGATAAAAAACAGTGGGTTGAGTTAGCTACTGAAGAAGAGAAGAGTGGCACAGCGGTTGACGATATTGAAGATGTCGATCAGTTGAAGCAATTAAATGCTCTACTGACAAAACAATTGGCGATATCGGTACAGGAACAAGAAAAAATGCAACAAATGTTAGCTCAATTGACGATGGAAGTCGCAAGTATTAAGAATGGAGGGAAAAGTAATGAATAGTTTTCCGGGCTTTGAAAATATAAAACAATTTTATGATTGGGGATGTTATACGGACCAAGATTTACTTGACTATGTAAACATGAACTGTTTAACAAAAGACCAATATAAGCAGATTACTGGAAATGAAATTTAATTAAGCACAAAGTTAAATAAAAAGCGTACTCAAACGAGTGCGCTTCTTTGCATAAAGGAGAAATAGATATTGGAAAAATATTTAAATACACTCTCAGTAATGACAGGGGTGATAGGCGGGACAATTGTTGGTTTATTGGGAGGGATGGACAATATACTACATGTTTTAATTTTTCTTGTGGGTGTGGACTTCTTAACTGGACTTGCTAAGGCATGGAAATTGAAAGAAATAAGTAGTGAGATAGGTTTCGAAGGATTGTTGAAGAAAGTCTTAATCTTCGTTGTGATTGCCGTTGCGGTTGACGTACAGAAAATCGTTGGGAATTCTATACCTCTAAGAGAAATAGTTATTATGTTCTATGTTGCAAATGAAGGGATTAGTTTTTTAGAAAACATTTCGGTATTCCTTCCTTTGCCAGATAAGTTAAAAGAGGTATTCCAACAAATACGAAATGATACTGAAAATAAAGACCGAGGAGGAACCAAATGAAAAAGAAAATCTTTGTAGGAGCTATTATAGCTCTTTTTTTATTGCCAATAAACGCCTTTGCTTACTCGATCAACAATGAATTCAATTTGGGCGCAAACGAAGGTAGTTCTCAAGTAGCAAATAACCAATACATCCTATTGCATGAAACAGCAAACGAAACTGCGACAGGACGAAATGAAGCGCAGTACATGAAACGTTCTTGGTACAATGCCTATACAGCGTATATTGTTGGCGATGGTGGGATCGTTTACCAAGTTGGACAACCTGGTTATGTACAATATGGCGCTGGTTCATATGCTAATGCAAATAGTCCTGTGCAAATCGAACTGCAACATACGCACGATAAAGTAACGTTTGAAAAGAACTACAAGGCATATGTTGAATTAGCGAGAGATTCCGCTAATAAATACGGTATTCCACTTACATTAGACACACCGTATAATCAACCAGGAATCAAATCACATTTATGGGTAACTCAAAACATTTGGGGCGATCACACTGATCCGTATGGATACTTATCAGAAATGGGTGTAAGTAAGGAAAAACTGGCTTACGATTTAGCTCATGGATTTACAGACGAAAACCCAACGACTTCTGAGAACAAGCCTGTCATTGATCCAACCCGAGCAGGTGCAGCAAATCCAACTTTATCAGATGGAACGAACCATTCTCACATTGATCAGTTTGGAGAAATCGAAAATGCGAACTTACACGTCGCTGGATGGCACATCGCTAACTATAAATACGAGTATATTTTCATTATGGACTACAATACTGGGAAAGAATTAGCTCGAGTAAGAGCTGATGGAATTTATAGACCGGATGTAAATCAAGCTTATAATACTTCTGGAAACGTTGGCTATCATGTATCTTTTAACATGCGCAATTTCCCTAATAAGAAAGTATACGTCATGATGCGGGCAACGAATGATCCAGAAGGAAACACTAAAGGCGGTGCGCAAGATTTCCATGACAAACGTTGGTATTTAAATATTCCTAAACGATAAAAATAGCTCCTCGTTGAGGAGCAGTACATAGAATTGAAAATTAACGTTAAATCAAAAAAATATTTACAAGATGTTTATTTAAGTAGATAATAAAAGAAAAAAGCAGGTGAAATTGTGACAGCAGAAATTGGTATTATGAATAAAAGTGGAATCGTGTTAGCTTCAGATTCAGCATCTACGATTGGAGATAGCAAAGTATATAATACTGCAAAAAAATTATTTACTTTGGATTCCATGCATTCTGTAGGTATCATGATATATGGTAATGCTGAATTTAATGGTATTCCTTGGGAAATAATCATTACTCAATATAAGAAAAGCATTGGTAGTTCTGTTTTTAATACTTTGGAAGAATACGCGGATAATTTTATAGAATTTGTCAAAACAGCATCTTTTATTAGAAGTGAACAGACCGAGCAAGAACAAATGATTGGGGTTTTTCAAAAAATAATTTCAGGTTTATTTGAGAGTATAGAAGTAGATATTAACTTTTTAATAAGCCAAGGTACACAAATAGACAAAGATGTCCTAGTGAAGTTATTACAAACAAAAATGAATACCAATTTGTCTCAACAGTCCCAGACATTCATTTTAGATATTGAAAAGGCGTTATTTCTTAGTAACTATGGAGAAATATTAAAAGATATTCTTAATAGTATTTCTACAATGGAAGGTGTTTCAGAAGCTATATCAGAGGAAATTCAAAGTTACGTTTATGAAATTATAATTAGAGACGATGTTTATTCTTCCCCTACAGGAATAGTTATAGCAGGATATGGAAGAATGGATATTTTCCCTAAACTATATTCTTATAATATGTTTGGATTTGTTATGAATATTCTGAAATACTCAGAATATGAAAGTGCTCAAATAGGAAATGACAATGGTTCATTAAGATCTACTATATTACCATTTGCTCAGTCTGATGTGGTAAATACTGTAGTTCAAGGGGTAGATCCACAAATTACTAATTATCTGTCGAGTCAAGTCGATAGTTTTGACGATAACGGAAAAAATACCTATATTAATATTATAAAGAATATTTCAGAGTTTCAACAAAATCAATTCATATTTCCGTTACTAAACATGATTGCTTTACTCCCAGTTGAAGAAACAGCAATTATCGCAGAGACTTTATTAAATTTAACCAGTTTTAAACGAAAATATACTACTTCTGTAGAAACAGTAGGTGGCCCAATTGATGTTTTAGCTATTACACCTAATGATGGCCCTATTTGGATTAAAAGAAAACATTATTTTGATATTGATAATAATATTGGATACAGATTGCGAAAGGAGAGAGCGAATGATTACAATAATTAAACCTCAGGAAAAATCCCCTGTTTTGAAATTTAATGAGAGCAATCTAGCCCATAATAAAATGAGTATAACTGATACAGTATTTGATGTAATGGTTGAGCAACAAAAAAAAATTAATAATAACAATAGACAAAGAAAAGAAATTAACCAATATTAATGTTTTTTCTGTTGCGTTTTTTGCAGTCATAATTTAAAACCTCGCTCAATCTTGGGCGAGGTCTTTTTTTATTTTTCTGAAAAGTTAAAGTAAATAATAGCATAAAATAATATATTTTACAAAGAATAAGTACAATCTAGTTTTTTGCTATTAAATGTGTAATAATAAATATGCCATCACAACATGAAGAATGAAATCCATTATTATCTAGTCTAGTCCATTCTTTTTGTTTGCAGTATTTGTGATGGCTTTCCGTACCCTTAGCTCAGTTGGTCAGAGCAGACGGCTCATAACCGTCCGGTCGTAGGTTCGAGTCCTACAGGGTACATTAACGTAGCCATTTGAATCGTTCTGTGTTAGAATTTTTTGAAGAGTATTATACAAGCTAAAGCTTTTCTTCATTGCCACTCAAATGAGTGGCTTTTTTATGTATCCTTTTATGGATTAATGAAAGGATGTTTCACATAGTTATATTTCTGTATATTTGAAAAGTTTTACTTTGATTTTTAAATAGAAAGACATTTGGGTTAAATTGTGAGATAATAATAAAGAAGAGTTTAAAGCGCACCTCAAACCACTTCCCCATAAGTGTGTTACGCTTTAAACTCTTTTATATTTGAAGCCATTAAAAAGCATACCATATTTTTGAAAAAAAGTGAGAAAAAAGGCTTACAATTGGAGTGGTAGTTAATTAGTGACTTATTTTTGATTTTATAGCACTGATACTATAAAATATAGATATCATCATATTACACAATCTTAATACTAACTTAAAAAATATCTCCTTTCACAAGTATGGTGATAAAATTCGTTCCGGGCTACCTTTTTAGGTAGCCTACTTTAATCTTTATACCTTTCTGGATCAACGAAAGTATACTTTATATAATCATAACGCCGATGATCGCTCCGTGCGTCCGGCACGTCAGTCACGACATCAAACAAAAAGTATACATCCTTCTTCATTCTCGTTTTCGCAGCAGGGATCTTAAAGTAGTTTTTATTAGAATAGTAGAGATTGATTAATAAATTGTCTTCGATTGCTAAAAAGAAAACTTCTGAATTCCATACTTTGTAAAAATCTTTGATAAATCTATTCGTAGGATCGAATTTAAACCATAATTGTGTTTTTCCTTCCATCAGCAT